CGCCACGGCGCCGGAGCGCAAGAAGCTCGCCGCCGACGCCCTGAAGGCCGCTGTCACCCGCCCCGCCCCCCGGAAGCGCTCGTAGCAGTGGCTGCGGCACTTCGGAGGCTTGCCCTCCAGAAGGCGCTTGACCGGGCAGTGGTCTCCTACCGGGAGAACCCGACGCCCGAGAACAAGAAGTACCACGACTACGTCGCAGAGCAGTACGCCCGTGCCGCCATCGAGGCCGAGATCGAAGAACTTACCAGGAGCACGGTCTGATGCGGGTCCGGGTGGAGTGGCGCTACACCATGGAGCACCGCTACGAGTCCGACATGGACGAGATGGTGCGTGTTCTGGTGCGTGACCTCTGTGAGGCCGTACCCGCCCAGCACGTCGGTTCCTCCGGCGGCACCAGCTTCATGGGAGAGATCCTCCCGTCCGACTCCTCGCACACCTTCGACGTGCCCAACGCCGAATGCGCCGAGCAGATCTGGAGCCGGATCAACGCCTACATCAAGACGTGGGATCCGGCCTATGAGGCCAGGCTCCACTTCGAGGAGGTCTGATGCCCCGCCGTCGTTACATGAACTGGAATCCCCGGGGCGAGACCCTCGCCGTGGTGCGTCAGGCCATCGACATCTGCAACGCCTACCAGGCGCAGGGATTCGACCTCACCCTCCGGCAGTTGTACTACCAGTTCGTCGCCCGGGATTTGATCCCCAACAACGAGAAGTCCTACAAGCGGCTGGGCAACATCGTTGCCGACGCCCGCCTGGCGGGCTTCCTCGACTGGGAGCACATCGTGGACCGGACGAGGAACTTGGAGGAGGAGTCGCACTGGAACAACCCCGCCCACATCATTCGGGCGGTCGCCAGCCAGTACCGGGAAGACAAGTGGGCCGAGCAGGACACCTACGTCGAGGTGTGGATCGAGAAGGACGCCCTCAAAGGCGTGCTGGAATCGGTCTGCCCTGACGAGGATGTGCCTTACTTCTCCTGTCGTGGCTACACCTCTGCATCGGAGATCTGGGGTGCCGCCCAGCGTCTGGGGGAGAAGATCGGCAAGGGCAAGAATGTGGTCATCATCCATCTTGGCGACCACGACCCTTCCGGCATCGATATGAGCCGGGACATCGAGGACCGCCTGCGGATGTTCATCGCTCAGGACGCCGGTCTCGTCGGTTACGACGAGTACGACAGTGCTGATGATCTGAAGTGGGCGTACGAGGAAGCCACCGAGGACTTCCTGACCATTGACCGGATCGCCCTCAACCATGACCAAGTTCTGGCGTACAACCCGCCGCCCAACCCTGCCAAGCTCACTGATGCCCGTGCTGATGAGTACGTGCGCCGGTTTGGGCCGAACTCCTGGGAGCTTGACGCTCTTGATCCGGCCACGCTGGTCAACCTCATCCGCACCTCCATCGAGTCCTACAAGGACGCCGACGTGTGGCAGGAGGCAGTGGATCATGAAGCCTCCCAGCGGGAGACCCTGCGCCTTGTCCATGAAAACTGGGATGAGGTCGTTGAGGGCCTTGGTGTCGAGATGAACGACGGCGACCACGATGAGGATGATGATGATCAAGCTGACTGAGTACCAGCGCTTCAAGCTGGAGTATTGGTACTGCCACATGCAAGAAGATGTAGAGCGGTGGAACGCTGCACCTGAGGTGCAGGACGGTCGTATCGCTCCGGCGACCTTTGACATCTTCGCTAGTAAGGCGACCATGGTCTCCTTGGAGAAGAAGGGGATTGTCAGAGACATTCGCCGGGACGGCTCGTCGTACGTTGGTTGGATGACCGACATGGGCAAGGCGATAGCCGCTGAGCTTGGGGCGGCTAGGAAGGCAGTTGAAGAGGCCGAGAAGACCATTCGGGAGAGTCACCCAGACAAGGTGCTGGAGAAGAAGTGGGATGAGTCTTTGGGGTTTCGTCATACCCATGTCAACAGCATGGACAGTGGCCGGGTCTCTGTGACGCTGCATATCACCTTCGCCAGCCATCGAGCCGCAGAAGCGTTTCGGCTTGATCTGGCTGGCCTCATGCTGAAGTACCACAAGAGGAAGTCATCGTGAGCGAAGGATTCGTCACCGGCTGGTGCTCCAACGGTGACCTGAGCAATCACCACCTGTGCCACCACGTCTACGACGTGCGTGAGCGGCAGTACGTCTGCACCTGCCCCTGCCACGCTGAGAGCGCCCGAGTCCATCGAGTGGCCCGTCGCTCCAGCACCAACGGCGCAGAGCCGCAGGAGGCCACAGAGGCCCCCCAGAAGCGACTTGTACAACGCCGCCCCGTTCAACGCCGACAAGTACGGAGAGTCTGATGGATGAATCGAATCCGCCCGGATGAGCCTGCTGAGACCTTCTACACCCACAGCTTCTGGGTGGGGAAGGAGACCGGTGGCTTCCTGCGGAACCAGTGGTACCCCAGCGAGGGGCGCCACAAGCCCATCTGGATCGAGCCGTTCATCAAGGGCGATGGGCCGCTGGTCGATAAGGACACCGTGTTCCGGGTAGCCCGCTGATCTAGAAGTTGCTTGACAGACAAGCTACACTCAGAAGAGAACTTGACATCGGGCCAGGCGCCCGCACGACACCAAGACAAGGAGAACAATTCGACATGGCAGCCCCTCGCCCGTTCAAAGACAAGGTCTACTCCAAACTCCCCAAGGGCGGTGACCTCCAGCTTCACATCAAGATCACCAAGGCCGACGGCCTGGAGATGGTGAACCTGAGGGACTTCATCCCCAGCCTGAAGCTGTACGGGCGGGGTGTGCTCTTCGACGTGGCCCTGCTGCCCGCCGTCATCGAGGAGCTTCAGGAGCTTCAGCGCCAGGTGGGCGTCCGGGTCGGAGTGGCCGCAGGCCAGCAGCAGCTTCCCGGGATGGAGGGCTACTGATGGCCGGGTTCTACGGTCCCGCCCGGGAGAAGGATGACCTCATGGAGGTCCGCTGCCGGGGCTGCAAGCGCCGGATGGGGGTCGCCCACGGTCACCCCATGCACAAGCTCTACTGCTCCGAGATCTGTGCCCAGGATCATCCAGTGCTCGACAACACCGAGCGGGACGACGTGCTGGAGGCCCTGGTCCGTAACCGGGGGTGGAACTCCAACCGGATCGCCATGGAGTTGGACATCTCCCGGCAGCGTGCCCACCAGATCCTCCAAGAGCGTTTCCTCACAGGAAGCCCCTGAGAGGCCCCTGTAGGCTCCTCTCGCTGGCCTGACAGCCACGGCCCCCCTCCGACCCCGGAGCGGGGGCTGTGGCTATTCTGAGGCCCTGTGGCCGTCACAGAGGAATACCTGGACGACGAGGAGCTAGATCGGGACCGGGATCCCGAGGAGATCGTCCTCGATCCCGGTTCCCAGGCGTGGGTCGATGACCTCGTAGACAAGGTCATCCTCTTCATGCACGAACTCATCGGGTTCGAGCTATTCCCCTACCAGACCGAGTTCGCCCGCCGCCTGGTGGAGTCGCTTCTCATCAACGACGGCGAGGAGATCACGGCCCTCTTCAGCCGCCAGTCGGGGAAGTCCGAGGCAGTGGCCGACGTGGTCGCCGCCCTCATGATCCTGCTGCCGAAGCTGGCCCAGATGTACCCGGACCAGGAGGAGTGGCAGAAGTTCAAGAAGGGCTTCTGGGTCGGTCTCTTCGCCCCCACCGACGATCAGGTCGAGACCCTCTACAGCCGGATCGTGACCCGGCTCACCTCCGACCACGCCACCGAGATGCTGCTCGACCCCGAGCTTGACGACATGGCCGAGGGGAAGGGCAAGAAGATCACCCTGAAGAAGGCGGGGTCGCTCTGCCGGATGCAGACGGCCAACCCCCGGGCGAAGATCGAGTCGAAGTCCTACCACCTCATTGTCGTGGACGAGGCGCAGGACACCGATGACTACGTGGTCAAGAAGTCGATCCACCCGATGGGCGCCTTCTACAACGCCACGCTGTGCAAGACCGGTACGCCGACCACCCGCAAGGGCGACTTCTACCGGGCCATCCAGTTGAACAAGCGGCGCCAGATCAAGCGGGGCGCCAGGCAGAACCACTTCGAGGCCGACTGGCGCTACTGCGCCAAGCACAACCCGAACTACAAGAAGTACGTCACCAAGGAGATGCGCCGCCTTGGTGAGGACAGCGACGAGTTCCAGCTTGCCTACAACCTGAAGTGGCTCCTCGAACGAGGCATGTTCCTCACCGAATCGGCATTCGATTCGCTGGGCGACACGTCGATGGAGATCGTGCGGGCCTGGTGGAAGACGCCGGTCATCGTGGGGGTGGACCCGGCACGCACGCTCGACTCCACCGTGGTCACGGTCGTGTGGGTGGACTGGGACCGCCCGGATGAGTTCGGGTACTACGACCATCGAGTCCTGAACTGGCTGGAGCTACACGGTGATCAGTGGGAGGAGCAGTACGGCCAGATCGTTCACTTCCTCTCCAACTACAACGTCCTGGCTGGTGCTGTTGATGCTCAGGGCGTTGGCGACGCTGTGGCTGACCGACTGGCTCGTCTCATGCCTCGCACGGAGTGGCATGCTCTTGACTCGACTCGCCCATCGCAGAGCGAACGGTGGAAGCACCTGAAGCAGCTACAGGAGCGAGGCATGTGCTCTTGGCCCGCACACGCCAAGACCCGACGCCTGAAGGTCTGGCAGCGTTTCCGCCAGCAGATGCTCGACCTGGAGAAGAAGTACGAGGGCGCCCACCTTCTGGCCGAGGCACCGGATGAGCCGGAGGCGCACGACGACTACCCCGACTCCCTGGCACTCGCTTGCTACCTCACTGCGGGCCTGGCGATGCCGGAGGCCGAAGAGAGCCAAGCTCCGTTCTATGAGTCCCGCAGGGATCGTTACGCCGTTTCAAGGAGGGACTGATGCCCTACCGATTCAGCAAGGACGAGATGCGGGAGCACTGGTCACCGGATAATCCCCGGGCGTCCAACCTCTCGCCGCAGCAGTGGGCCGACATGGGTGTCCACACCATCACGCCGGAGGAGCATCAGGCGGATCGTGTTCAACGGCGGCTTCAGCAGTCGAAGGCTCGTACCCCTGGCACCGAAGAATTCGATGATCGGGTCGCCGCCAAGCGAGGGCGTTACTTCGTACGCCGCCAAAGCGCCAAGGCCAACAGGATGACACCGGGCCTGGCCGAGTGGATCAGCCAGTCCTGGGCTGAGCACGCAGAGCACAAGGCTGCCAACCCGACGGTCGATGTTGATCACCATCACCGCCGTCAGTGGCTGTCCGACAATCCGAAGTTCGATGCTCACGACTACGAAGACCACATGTGGCTCCAGAACAACCCCGGCGTCCATCCCATCGTGCGGGAACAGCAGAAGGCGAGAGGAACCAAGCGGGAGATCAACATCGACCTGCGTGAGGGCCACAACGGCCCCAGCATGTACTGACCATGCGTGACGCCCACTTCGTCCATGGCGCCATGGAGCATCACACGCCGGAGCAGTTGTCCTTCCACTTCCCCGAGCGCAAGCAGGGTGTGTCGTTTCTCCGTGGTGGCGCTCAGCGCTACGCACTGCGTCAGGGTTTGGGCTGGAGCGACAAGGGCCTCTACGACATGCAGAGCGACGCCCAGTTCCAGCACCGGGTGGGGGAGGCGTACCAGAACGCTCAGGTGGTGCCCTCGCATCGTGTCAGACGGGCCTACGAGGCCATGAGGGACGAGACCAACCAGCAGTACGAGTATCTGACCAAGCCCCGCCATCAGGGCGGCTTAGGGGTCTCTGTGGAGTACACCGACGAAGACCCCTATGAGCATCATCACGCCATGCAGCAGGACATCCTCCAGAACCGCCGCCTGAAGGTGTTCCGCACCGGCACTGAGACCTCCGGCCAGCACCCGTTCTTCACCAACGAGGAGAACGACAGGTTCCGGGCGGTGCATGACGCCTTCGGCCACGCCTCCATCGGGCGGTCCTTCTCCCGGCATGGTGAGGAGGCTGCCTACCACTCCCACAAGCAGATGTATTCCCCCGCCGCTCAGCCTGCCCTTTTGGCCGAGACCCGGGGCCAGAATTCCGCCTTCATCTACAAGCTGGGAGGGCAGGAATTCCCCGAACAGAAGACGGTGGCGCTCCCGCCCTGGGCGGGTAAGTCACGGCAACGTTGAGCCTCTCCAGCAACAATCGTCCAGCCAGGTCTAGACTCGACCGGCAAATAGCCAGGAGGTACAAGAAATGGGTCTCGCCCCCAACCCTGGGTTCCCCGAGAAGCCGACCTACCAGTACGAGCGCAAGGGTGCGGAGAGCATCCCGGGCAACCGTGGACCCCTGCGCTTCGAGGAGGGTGTCGCCACCGACACCGACGTTCCCAATGACTTCCAGCGGGGCATGGCCGACGGCTACATCAGCGCCCCGGGCCGTCCCAGCCACAACATGAAGGTGGACACCAAGACCGCCCAGGAGACCCTTCAGGAGCGGGCGCACGTCGGCTCCGCTGCCTGGGTCGAGGCCCCCACGTACCTGAGCGAGTTCGCCCACGGATCGTTCAGCGACTACGCCGAGATCCAGTACGAGGAGGTCTTCCGGTCGGGCGGGCACTACATGCGCCCCAACCCCGCTGTCGTTGACGACTAGGAGGACCGATGCCGTACAACGCTGAGGGGCGGCTGGTCAACAGCGAGGGCCGGTCTCCGGCTCGACGGGGGCAGCCGGAGACCCGGCCCAGCGCTACGAAGGGCCGCAAGAAATGCACGGTGTGCGGGTCGCTCCCGAAGAGCATGACCGAGCACTGGCAGGGCCTCGCCGGGGAGCAGTTCCAGGCCCATGGTCCGATGTCCTCGAACAACCCGGAGGCCCTGAAGAACTTCCCGGGCCTGAAGCAGGTCTCGGAGAGCCTGGGAGACCTCTTCAACAACCGGCGGTCGTGGTGACCGCCCGTCGCTCTCCGAAGGGAATGACCTTCACCAAGGTCATGCCACGGCGCCTGGGGCTGAGCCAGCGGGTTCAGCCTCAGCGTGCGAAGCCGCAGCGAGCCAGCAACGCCAACCCGAGGCGCAAGCACTGATGGGCCGTAGGGATGAGTTCGAGTACTCCGTGGTGGCGAACCGGACAGTGGATCCGGTTCCCACCAGGCATGGTGTGTACGACTCCTACGACGAGGCGAAGGGGCACATCCAGAGAGTGGCCGGGAGTGACCCCAAACGGCAGCAGCACAACCTGAAGGTCATCACCCAGCCGAAGGGCACCGCCGCCAAGGATCTGGCGGCTGGGCGGATCAAGATGGCCTCTGGTGCAGCAGCGCCGAAGATGACGGCCAAGGAGAAGCGAGAAGCGCAGAAGCGCATGAGCAAGTGGGGCTAGGCCAGCGTGGCCGTTGATTTTCACTCACCTTCGTTCCGTGCTGCGGCCAGCGACCTCACTGTCGCCATCTCCCCTCTTGGCCTGGTTGAACTGGCCGACGAAGTGAGATGCAGTCACCCTCGCTGCTCCCGCCCTATCACAGGCCAGCCGGTCCTGGGGCGACTCTCCAAGCTCCCTTACTGCTCGACTGAGCACCGCTACCTTGATGGGTGCCGACGCCGTCAGGCCGCACGGCGTGACCCCGAGGTCGAGCGCTGGGACAAGGTGCGCCGGAAGTACGGCGTTAGCAAGGAAGAGTGGGAGGCGCTCTACGAGCGCCAGGGCGGGCGCTGTGCCATCTGCCGGAAGCGGTTGGTGGGCAAGATCTGTCTCGACCATGACCATGACACGGACGAAGTCCGGGGCCTACTCTGCAACACCTGTAACCAAGGGCTGGGATACTTCGATGACGATCCTGAACTCATGAGGGCGGCGATGGCCTACCTCCTCAACGCCGGGGAGGGGGTGAGCGAAGATGGCAGTTGACTTCCACAGTCCTTCATTTAGGGCGGCGGCGTCAGACTTGACCGTGGCTATCAGCCCTTTGGGGTTGGTGGAACTCGCAGACGAAGAGTTTGAGATTCACGGTCCTCGTCTGAACCGTTACGCCCACAATTAGCTGGGCCTTCTATCTTGGGCACCACTGGGGCTACCGGCGTGAGGTGGGCGAGCCGCAGATCACCTTCAACTACAGCAAGGCGCTCTCGGACTTCATCAACAACTTCACCTTCGGGCGGGGCGTGGGCTTCCGCTCGCCGCCGCAGACAGCGGCCATCACCCCCAACCTGCTCCGGCGGGTGTGGGAGGTGGACAACAACAAGCAGGCGCTGCTGTGGGAGATGGGCAACCAGGGTTCGGTCTCCGGCGACTGCTTCGTCAAGATCGCCTACGAAGACCCCTGGGTCGATCCCATCGGGCGGATGCATGAAGGGCGAGTTCGCATCCTGCCCATGAACTCGTCCTACTGCTTCCCTGAGTGGCACCCACACGACCGGAACCGGCTCATCCGGTTCAAGCTGAAGTACCGGTTCTGGGGCACCGCCGCCGAGGGCACACGGCAGGTCTTCACGTACACCGAACTGATCACCGACGAGGGGATCGAGGAGTACGTCAACGACGAGATGATCGACTCCCGGCCCAACCCGCTGGGCATGATCCCTGTCGTCCACATCCCGAACATCCCGGTGTCCGGGTCGCCCTGGGGGCTGAGCGACCTGCACGACGTGACGACGTTGAACCGGGAGTACAACGAGAAGGCCACCGACATCTCCGACATCATCAACTACCACGCCGCTCCGGTGACGGTGATCACCGGGGCCAAGGCGTCGCAGTTGGAGAAGGGGCCGAAGAAGGTCTGGGGTGGCCTGCCCAAGGACGCCCAGGTCTTCAACCTCGAACTGGGCGGCAACCTGGCGGCGCCCCTGGAGTACCTCCAGGTGATCAAGACCGCCATGCATGAGATGACCGGCGTGCCCGAGACCGCTCTCGGCCAGGTGCAGCCGATCTCGAACACCTCCGGTGTGGCGCTGGCGATCCAGTACCAGCCGATGATGAACCGCTACAACCTGAAGAAGACCACCTACGGCGTGGGCCTTCAGCGGATCAACGAGATCATCATGCTGACGCTGGCCGTGAAAGAGCCGCAGTCGCTCCTGTGGGATCCCACCTTCGATACGGAACTGAAGCCGGAGCAGTACCCGCAGCTTGACCCCGCCGACCCGCTCACCTACCAGAGTGAAGTCCACTGGCCTCCTCCGCTGCCGGTGGACGTGCTGGTCAAGCTCAACGAGGAGCAGGTCAAGATGGGTCTCGGCCTTCAGTCGAAGACCGGCGCCCTACGGGAGCTTGGCTACGACTTCCCCGAGGAGAAGCGGGCCGAGATCTTCCAAGAATTGATCGAGGATGCCAAGGAGCAGGGGGCATTGACCTTGCTCAATCAGCAGATCATGGGCGCCGTCATGATGGCGACCGGGATGGTTCCGGGCATGGAGGACGACGGCGGTGTAACTTCTGCCGGTGGACCGGGTGTCACCGGAGCAGGAGATGCGGAGCCACCTCCAATTCCCCTCGAACCCGATCCTGAGCAGCAAGCCTTGCTCGCAGACATGGTGACCCGGGCGTACGGCACCAAGCTTCCGCAGCGCCGTAACCCGGATTCGGACAACCAATAGGAGGAGTATCCGAGACATGGCAAAGCCGGGGGACCAGCAGCAGACGCAGGAGCCAGAGGGCCAGCAGCAGCCGCCTGACGACAGCATTCAGGTGCCCGTGCTGGTGGAGGAGCCGCCGAAGCAGCAGGCAGTGGACTCCAATGGGAACGGCCAGACGCAGACAGCGCCTGCCACCCGGACCTTCACCCAGGAGGACATCGAGAAGGCTCGCAAGGAAGAGAAGGACAAGCTCTACAAGAGCATCGAGGAGATGAAGGCGCAGGTGTCCACCCTCACCAAGGAGCGTGAGGAGCGGGAGGCTGCGCTGAAGAAGCAGGAGGAGCAGGCAGCCGCCGAGGCCAAGAAGAAGGCCGAGGAGGAGATGTCGGCCAAGGAGCTTCTGGAACAGCAGCGCCAGGAGTACGAGGCTCGCTTCGCCCAGATCGAGGCCGACAGGCAGCGCTCCGAGGCGCTCCTCGAACGGGAGCGTGAGTTCTCTGCGCTTCAGGACTACCGGGCGCAGAGGTTGGCCGCTGAGGCCGACAACATCATGCCGGAGCTTCTGGACTACGTCAGCGGTATGTCTCAGGAGGAGATCGATGCCAGCATCGCTCTCGCCATCGAGAAAACCAACGCCGTGTTCTCGAACATCCGGCAGGCGCAGCAGTCGCAGCGCCAGCAGCAGAAGGGTGCGTCGGTCACGTCGCCGCCGACCGGCCCCATGGAAGAAAACAACCAGGGCTACGAGACACTCACAGCGGACGACATCCGGGGCATGGACATGGCGACGTACGCTAAGAACCGTGACCGCCTTATCCGGGCGGCAGGGCAGAATCGCAACAGGGGGATGTTCGGCTAGAACACCCCGGCAGCACCAGCGGAAGAATTAGACGGCGCACTAAATCGGTCTCAATCTCAGGGCACTCGACCAGCAGTCCCCATTGCCCGTTGTCGGGCCATGAGATAAGGAGGCCAAGTGCCGTCGCACCCTCGCAGAGCGAGCACACCTCGCCAGAGAGTGCAGCGTGGTTCTCGATTGGATCACGATGCCCTTCAGCGGTGTACTCGCTGTGGGGAGGAGAAAGCGGCCACGGACTTCCATCGCCGTGAGAATGGTCAGTTGAAGTCGTGGTGCCGCCAGTGTTGGAATGCCTGGCGGCAGCAATATCGCAAGGCTCACCCCGAGGCAACATCACTCGCATATCGACGGGACAACGTGGCCCGGAAGGGCCTCACCGAAGAACAATTCGTAGAGACATACGAGTTACAAGAAGGTCGCTGCGCCATATGCAGAGACCCCATTCGGTTGTACCGGGAAGGCAATGGCCGTGGCGGGAAAGGTGCCGCTGCTGTTGACCATGACCATCAGACCGGAAAGTTCCGGGCCTTGTTGTGCGGCAAGTGCAACACCGGGCTAGGTCTGTTCAACGAAGACCCGGAGCTACTGCTCGTAGCAGCGGCCTATCTCGTAGTCCACAACGAATCTGTCCCTAACGAAATCAAGGGGTGAACGATGCCTTCAGCTATTACCGGGACGCCTTATTTGTCGGCCAGCCCGACGGGTTACACGGGGGCCAACAACCAACTCTCCGCTGCCATCCAGACCATCTGGTCGAAGGAGATCCTCTTCCAGGCGATGCCGATCCTTCGGTTCGAGCAGTTCGCCGT